ATTTGTGCAAAGTCAACATTAACGGCCTCACCAATAACTCAATGGGTGAAAATGGCCTGTGCATTTCGGGTTACGGGGCCATTCTCAAAGGTAAGCCTACTGAATCGTCTGTGATTTGCGTCAGCGGCGCGGTCGCGGGGACACCGATTGTGCCTCCAATCAGCACTTACGCAAACGGGTTGCGAATTGAAGGGTTTACGATTGACATGACGGGGATGCCAGCCGCCGCGTCTACCTATGCAATTGCAATTCAGTTGAGCTACAACAGTTCAATTGAAGACATCCATGTCATCTACGAGCCCAACGCTGGCGGTGGTTTGTATCTCGGCAATCAAGTTTACACATACGCTGTTCGAAACTTGAACACCACTCGCGTGTGGCTACTTGGTTTTAACAACACCACCAACCAAACCAGCACTTGCAGCTTTTGGAGTCTTGTTGCAAACCAAGTGATTATCAAAAACTGCTTTGATATCTCGTTTTTTGCTCCGACCATTCAAGGCTCGTTGAATCACTTTGTGCTTGATGACGCCAACACCATCAACATTATTGGTGGCGATCTTGAGGGAACAGGCGGGTATGTTTACGAGTTTTTGAACTCTACGCGCAACGTCAACTCTATCGCCAACACTCCGGGCGGGTACACGAACGCAACGTACTCCACCGGGTTGGCGTACAACTCTAATTTGTCTGACCGCCCTCCATTCGGTGGTCAAGCCATAGGCACTTATGGCCGCGTCAACAGCCCCGGCCGCGTGATTCTTTCCGCAACGACAGCCCAAACAATTTACGAATTTTTGGACACTGCTGCTAACCAAGGCACCGGGCTTGTTGCTGTGTTTGGTGACGATGGTAGCAACGGGTTTGCTGATCTTGTGCTTTGCGCTTACAGCGCAGTGGCGGTTGTGTCGTCTAACACTATGTATGGCTCCCCGCCAACACGAACCTACACGTTCACAAATAACCAGCTCAAACTTGCTAGGTCAGCCGCCACCAGCGGATCAATTAAAGCGGTGCTGACTGAATTTCTCACCTCCAACTGAAGGTTGAATCATGGCCGATCTTAAAATTTCTCAGCTTACCGGCGCCAGCACACCTCTTGCGGGGACAGAAGTTGTTCCGTTGGTGCAAAGCAGCACAACCAAAAAGGTCAGCGTTGCAAACTTGACGGCTGGCCGCACCGTTGATGTGGCTGTTCTTTTGGCAAACAGCACAAGTGTTGATGGCAACTGGAAAGTTCAAACCAACGCGTCAGCATCTGGGCTAGCTGGTATCGGCGTAAACAACAACGGCGGCTACGGCGCCTATTTGATTTACGACAACAGCGGGCGTTACGCGGGCGGCGGCGCGGCCATTCGCAACATCGCCAACACGCCGATCTACATTGAAACCAACAACACTATCGTCGGCCAGTTTGATACGTCTGGAAATTACGTTCCCGCCACCGCAGGTAAAGGCATCAACTTCACCGCCAACACCAACGCGCCAGGGATGACGAGCGAGTTGCTGAACTGGTATGAGGAGGGGACTTGGACGCCTGTTCTCACGCCAAGCACAAGCGGCAGCATTACGTTGACTTCTCCAACAAACTCCATGCGCTATACCCGCGTTGGACGGTTGGTGACGCTGACGGGGCTTATAGATGTGGCATCGGTGTCATCCCCAGTGGGTGACCTACGTCTAACCGGTATTCCTTTTAATGTTGGCGGCTCTGGCGCAGGTTCTGTCAGTGTGTACGGCCTTGGCACCACCAGCACGGCCACTGCCTATCAAGTGCTTGTTGATAGCGGCAGCGCAACTACAATGTTCATCCGTGGGTATAACGCAGGTAGTCAAGTCGCCACAGTTGCAAACAATGTGCAAGGTGGATCGGGGTTTTATTTGACAATCCAATACACCGTTTAAAGAGTTGACCATGAGCCTGACAAAAGCCACTTACAGCATGATTGACGGTGCGCCCGTCAATATCTTGGATTACGGCGCAGACCCAACGGGGGCGACAGATAGCGCCGCTGCTTTTGCGGCGGCGTTTGCTGCTTCCACAACGGTGTACGCTCCCGCCGGAACGTATCTTGTCAATTCGCAAATTCAAATCCCGTCTTCAGGCACGCTTTTTGGGGAAAACAAGACCAACACAATTATAAAAGCGGGCGCGTTTGCGCAAAATGTGATCGCATTGCCGCAAAGTAACTACAACGTCAGAATTAGGCGACTGAGCATAGATTGCAATTCTTTGGCTTCTCAAGGTATTGTTTCTTCGTCTACTACGAACGGCGAAGCTGCGCACTTGTTGATTGAAGATGTTGCTGTCTACAACAGTATTGGCAAAAATATCAATCTGAAATACATGACTTACGCTGTGTTGCGCGATGTGTATTGCAACAACATTGCCGCGAACGGTTTGGCGTATGGCTTGTATCTGGAAAACTGCAACAACTGTGAAATTCACGGGGGTTTGTACTACAACAACAAACTTGGCTCTGCATACTTGCTGAACAGTGCAACAAACTTATTTCTTGGCGCACGTTTCTACAATGACTCAACGGTTACCACGCCGAACCTGATGTCTGTGGAAAACTCATTCGGCAACGACGTTGTAAATTGCACTTTTGAGCCACAAGGCAGTGCCAACGTCACAACAAATATCAGTGTTGTTGGAACAACCGGGGCACTTAATTGCACCGATAACAGTTTTATTAACTGCACATTTTTGGGCCTTGCGAACACATCAACGCATGTTATCGCTGTGGGTACAGCAGCGGCTGCATATAAAACAAAAATTGAAAATTGCAAGTTCATAAAGCCCACGTCTACATCGTCTATTTTGCTCACAAACCAAGCAAACACTTTGATAATGGACTGCGTTGATTTAGTGGCTTACGACACGCCAACGTACGCGGATGTCAGCATCACCAACAACAGCGGTAATGCCTATTCCGTGCGCACGATTGTCAATGGCGCAAGTGTGGTTGATCCGCTGACAAATAACACCGGAAATCTTGGGAATTCCTCTTTGAAGTGGGCGGGAGCATACGCCACAACATTTTTTGTTGGCCCCTCGTCTGTTAAATTTACCTCTGGTTCTGGGACGCCCGAAGGCGCTGTTACCGCACCCGTAGGTTCTTTGTTTACCCGCACTGATGGCGGTGCAAACACAACGCTGTATGTAAAAGAATCTGGAACAGGCAACACTGGCTGGGTTGCTAAATGATTGACACGCGCCTTCTTAGCGCATAATCTGAGAACTGTACCGGCCCAGTAGACCGGGGTTTCTACGGAAACACCATGAACGACGAAAGTCAAAACTTAGCGGAAGTTGAATCCGCGCAAGCCCCCGAGGTGACGGCCACCACGGATCAGGCACAAAATGCGCCGGAAGTCGCTGAACAGAGCAACGAACAGGCTGAGGAAAAGAAATTCTCCCAAGCTGAAATCGATGCGATGATCAGCAAGCGCCTCGCAAGAGAGCAACGCAAATGGGAACGAGAGCAAAGGTTCAAGGCGGCAACGCCCGAGCTGTCTGCTACGCCCCCGTCGCAGGAACAGTTTGAGTCGACCGAAGCTTACGCGGAAGCGCTGGCTGAACGGAAAGCTGCAGAGCTGCTTGCGCGCCGGGAAGCAGAGCGCCAGCAGGCCGAAACTCTTGAGAGCTACCATGAGCGCGAAGAGGAAGCACGCACCAAGTACGAGGACTTTGAACAAGTCGCTTACAACCCGCGCATCCCGATCACGCAAGTGATGGCCGAGACGATTCAGGCGTCTGACGTTGGGCCTGAGGTGGCTTACTACCTTGGCTCCAATCCGAAAGAGGCCGATCGCATCGCCAAGTTGTCGCCGTTCTTGCAGGCGAAAGAGATTGGGAAGATCGAGGCCAAATTGGCCGACAATCCTCCCGTAAAGAAATCGTCGAGCGCCCCAACGCCGATCACGCCTGTCACCCCTCGGGGCGGCAACGCAAGGGTTCTGGACACGACTGACCCGCGCTCCATCAAGGAGATGTCGACGTCAGAGTGGATCGAAGCCGAGCGCCAACGGCAGATCAAAAAATGGGATGCTCAACAACGTGCCCGCTAACTTTTGAAAAGGAATTGTCATGGCAAACAGCCTGCTTACCATCGACATGATTACTCGCAAGGCCCTCGAAATCCTTGAGAACAATCTTGTCCTGACCCGTAACGTGAACCGTCAGTACGACGACAGCTTCGCTGTCGAAGGTGCCAAGATTGGTTCGACCCTGCGTATCCGTCTGCCCGATCGTGCTCTGGTCACCGACGGCGCCGCGCTGCAAGTCCAGTCGGACAATGAGCAGTTCACCACCCTGACTGTCGCTTCCCAGAAGCACATCGGCGTGAACTTCACGTCTGCCGAACTGACTCTGCAGTTGGACGACTTCGCCGAGCGTGTGTTGAAGCCTCGTATCAGCCAGCTGGCCGCCAGCATCGACGCCGACGTCGCCAACAGCTTCCGCTACATCGGCAACAGCGTAGGCACCCCCGGCACCACTCCCGGCACCTCGTTGGTTCTGCTGCAAGCTCAGCAGAAGCTCAACGAGAACGCCGCTGTGATGAGCCCGCGCTACGCGACCGTCAACCCGGCCGCCAACGCTGGTTTGGTCGAGGGCATGAAGGGCCTGTTCAACCCCACTGACACCATCAGCCGCCAGTTCAAAAACGGCATGATGGGCATGGGCGTGCTGGGCTTCGACGAGATCAACATGTCTCAGTCGATCAAGCAGTTCACCACCGGCTCGCGTAACGCTACCGGCGGCTCCACTTCTGCTGCTGTGTCGAGCGAAGGCGCCACCACCATCGCCATCACCGGCGCCGGTGCAAACGCTACCGTGAAGGCCGGCGACGTGTTTACCGTGGCTGACTGCTTCGCTGTGAACCCGCAGACCCGCGAGTCCACCGGCTCGCTGTTCCAGTTCGTGGTGACCGTTGACGTGACTCTGGGCTCCAGCGGCGAGGGCAACCTGACCGTGGCTCCGATCTACTCGGCCTCCAACGCTCTGGCAACCGTCAACTCGCTGCCCGGCAACAGCAAGGCAGTCGTGTTTGTGGGCGCGGCCTCCAGCCAGTACCCGCAGAACCTTGTGTACCACAAGGATGCGATCACCTTCGCTACCGCCGACCTGATGATGCCGCAAGGTGTCGATATGGCCTCGCGTCAGGTGCACAACGGTATCTCGATGCGTATTGTTCGTCAGTACGACATCAACAACGACCGTATGCCCTGCCGTATTGACGTGCTGTACGGCTACAGCGTGATTCGTCCTCAGATGGCCGTGCGCCTCTGGGGCTGATCGAAACTTTTTTGAAAGGACATCATCATGGCTATTCCTAATGGTGCTGGTGGCTATCAGTTCAATGATGGCAATACTGGCGAAGCTCTCCTGTTCGTGCAGGGCGCCCCCACTGCTCTGACGGCCGGTGCAACCGCTACGGCCGCCCAGCTGGCAAACGGTCTGTTCACCTTCAACGGCGCCGCCGGCAACCTCCAGTTGCCGACCGTGGCCGATCTGGAGGCCGAAGTCTCTTCGGCCACCAAGGTGAACGCTGCGTTCGACTTTTTCATCATCAACATTGATGCGTCCGGCTCGGACACCATCACGTTGACGACCGGGACTGGTTGGACGATTGTTGGCACGGCAGCAGTGACGGTGAACACCTCCGCTCACTTCCGTGCTCGCAAGACCAGCGATACCACTTGGACGGCGTACCGCGTGTCGTAATCAGCAGGGGGCTCCGGCCTTCTGTTCTTAAAAGGACAAAACCATGCCAAATACCAAACCAGTTGGCGTTGCGTTTTCCGACCCTGAGCTTGTCTCGGGGACTACGATTACCGGCGCCACTATCACCAACTCCACGATCACCGGCGGCACGCTGTCCAGCCCCACGCTGACCGGCGCCTCCCTGAGCGTTGACGTCGCCAAACCGGCGGCTGCGGGTTCGACCCGCGCCGACGCGACGGCCATGACGGCTTCGTTCAACTGGGTGACTGCAGCTGACGCCACCAAAGGTGTTGTGCTGCCTGCTCCCACGGCCGGCCGACTGCTTGTGGTTAAGAACGACGATACGGCCAACGCTATTTTGAAGGTCTACGCTCCCGGCAGCGCCAAAATCAACGGCGTCGCTGGCACTACGGCTTTCTCGATGGCTGCGAAAACGGCTTGCTGGTTTGTGGCGTATGACACCACAGACTGGTTCTCCGTTCCTCTTGTCGCTTCTTGATAGGGCGGGGGCCTTGTGCCCCCGTTTAAAAATCTATGGCCGTCATCTATCTACGTCACCCCTTGCACGGGGCAAAAGTTGCAATCTCCGACATGGAAGCCGAAAATGACTTCCAGAACGGTTGGGAAGAGTTCGACCCAGCTGAACCTGTAACTGATTCAGCGCCGGCAGCTGACGTTGAAGTTGATAAGCCGGAGCCTCAAGAGGCGCCCGTCGTCAACGAGCTGCAGCCGCGTCGGCGCGGTCGTCGTCCTCGGGAGGCCACGGAATGACCACGTCTGCAACCGCCGGTGAAATCATCAACGGCTCCCTGCGTTTGCTGGGGGTCTTGGCCGAGGGCGAGACGTCTTCGGCTGCTGTGATGCAAGACTCGATCATGGCGATCAATCAAATGATCCAGTCATGGGACACCGAGCGGTTGTCGGTCTTCAGCACGCAGGATCAGGTCTTTACTTGGCCTGCCAACGTCATTTCTCGCACTTTGGGCCCGACCGGCGACTTTGTCGGCAACCGGCCCATCGAAGTTGACGACTCCACCTACTTCAAAGACCCGTCGTCGGGCTTGTCGTTTGGTGTCAAGATGATCAACCAGCAGCAGTACAACGGCATCGCGTTCAAGACCGTGACGTCGACGTACCCTCAAGTCCTGTGGGTGAACAACACGTTCCCCGACACGACCCTGACTATTTATCCAGTGCCCATCAAGGCGCTGGAGTGGCACATTGTTTCCGTCGAGACGCTGACTGAAGTCACCAGCGTGGCGACCGACATGTACTTCCCGCCCGGCTACCTGCGCGCCTTCCGCTACAACTTGGCGATGGAGCTGGCGCCGGAGTTCGGCGTAGAGCCCTCGCCCCAAGTCACTCGGATTGCGATGACCAGCAAGCGCAACTTGAAGCGCATCAACAACCCGAACGACCTGATGGCGATTCCGTACCCGATTGTGGCGACCCGCCAGCGCTACAACATCTATGCCAACAACTTCTGATGAAAACGCCGATCCTTGGAGCCACCTACGTCGCGCGGTCGGTCAACGCGGCCGACGCGCGCATGGTGAACCTCTTTCCAGAGGTTGTGCCAGAGGCCGGCAAGGAGCCGGCCTTTCTCATGCGCGCGCCGGGGCTGCGCAAGCTCACTGAGGTTGGAACCGGCCCCGTCAGGGGTTTGTGGGCGTTGGGCAGCTTCATGTACGTTGTCAGCGGCACCACGCTGTACAAGGTCAGCACCACCTACACCGCGACGTCGCTTGGCACGGTCGCTGGCACCGGGCCCGTGTCCATATCGGATAACGGCACGCAGATTTTCATCGCGGCCAACGGCCCGAGCTACATCTACAACTCGGCCACAAACGTCTTCGCACCCATCACCGATCCAGACTTCCCCGGCGCGGTCAGCGTGGGCTACCTTGATGGCTACTTCGTCTTCAACGAGCCCAACAGCCAGAAGTTCTGGGTCACTCAACTGCTCGACGGCTCATCGGTCGACCCGCTGGACTTCGCCAGCGCAGAAGGCGCGCCTGACGGTCTGGTTGGCCTGATCGTTGACCACCGCGAGGTCTGGCTGTTCGGCACCAACAGCGTCGAGGTTTGGTACGACGCCGGTCTGCTGGACTTCCCGCTGCAGCGCATCCAAGGCGCCTTCAACGAGATCGGCTGCGCAGCTGCTTACTCAATCGCCAAGATGGACAACGGGCTGTTTTGGCTTGGCAAGGACGCGCGCGGTCAAGGCGTCGTCTACCGCGCCAACGGCTACACCGGCCAGCGCATCAGCACGCACGCTGTTGAGTGGCAGATTCAGCAGTACGGCAACCTGTCGGATGCGATCGGCTACACCTACCAGCAGGACGGCCACAGCTTCTACGTCCTGATCTTCCCGAGCGCCAACACGACGTGGGTCTACGACGTCGCCACGCAGGCGTGGCATGAGCGCGCCGGCTGGGTCAACGGCGAGTTCACCCGGCACCGCAGCAACTGTCAGGTGTTTTTCAACAGCAAGGTCGTCGTGGGTGACTACGAGGATGGGCGCATCTACGCCTTCGACCTCGACTACTACCAAGACGACGACCAGATTCAGCGCTGGTATCGGACGTGGCGGGCGCTGCCCACTGGCGCCAACAACCTCAAGCGCACCGCGCACCATTCGCTTCAGATCGATCTGGAGTCAGGCGTTGGCATCAACCTCGGCCAAGGCGACGACCCTCAGGTCATGCTGCGCTGGAGCGACGACGGCGGTCACACTTGGTCAAACGAACACTGGGCTCCCATCGGCAAGATCGGCGAGTACTACCGCCGCGTTTTCTTCCGTCGTCTTGGCATGACCTTGAAGCTGCGCGACCGCGTGTACGAGTTGTCGATGACTGACCCAGTGAAGACAGCCATCATGGGCGCCGAACTGCTGCTCAGTCCGACCAATGCCTAGCCCGACCAACATCTCAAACATCACACCTCCAAGGGTTGATTTAATCGACCCTCGGACGGGACTGATCTCGCGTGAGTGGTATCGGTTCTTCCTGAATCTGTTTCAGCTGACCGGCAGCGGCCAAAACACAACGTCGCTGACCGACTTGCAACTCGGCCCTCCAGCCCCGCAGCAAGAGGATTTGACAAACGTCATTGTTGATGTCACCGGGCTCGAAAAACAACCCTCGCAAGAAAGCGCGCTTGACCAGATTGCCGAGCTGGAAAAACAAATCAACGGTTTGCTGTCGGCGCCTGCCCCTACACCGCAAGTTTTGCAGCTTGTGTATGGGGCTTTCTACAGCACCGCAAACCAACTAGACGGCTCTAACACCACGGCGTACCCGGTCGTGTGCGACACCACGGCGTACAGCAAGAACGTCACGTTAGAAAATAGGACAGCGGTGTTCACGGCGTCTATCGGCCCGGCCAGTACGACCATGACGGTGACGGCCATCACGTCTGGCCCGATCTACCCCGGCATGGTCATCACAGGCACGGGCGTGACGGCTGGCACTTACATCGTGTCGCAGCTAACAGGCACAGACGGCAGCACGGGAACGTACCGAGTCAGCGCTTCGCAAACCGTAGCGTCTACGACCATTACCGGCACTTGCAAATCCAAGATAAAGGCCGAGATCGCGGGCGTCTACAACGTGCAGTTCAGCATCCAGTTTGTAAACACCGACAACAACATCCACGACACAGACGTCTGGATGCGTAAGAACGGCGTCAATGTGCCTGACTCTAACAGCCAGTTTTCTGTGCCCAATCGGCACGGCGGCGTGGACGGGCACTTGATCGGCGCGCTAAACCTGTTCATCGATTTGGCAGCGAATGAGTACATTGAGTTGATGTGGTCGACTACAAACACCTCCACTACAATTCAGTACATTGCTGCACAAACCGGGCCGGTTCGACCCGCTACGCCGTCCGTCATCGTCACGGTGGATTTAGTGTCTAAACCAACGCTTCAAGGAATTTCAGCATGACTGTCTACGCCAAGGTATTGATCCCGGCCAAAAACGCCGAGAACAGCCAAACCACTCAGTACACGTCGACCAACGTCACGACGATCATCGACAAATTCACGGCGACGAACTACAGCGCGACGGCCGCCACCATCAGCGTGAACCTTGTCACCCTAGCTGACACCGCTGGCAACCAGAACTTGATCGTCAAGACCAAAACGCTGCAGCCGGCCGAGACGTACACGTTCCCTGAAATCGTCGGTCAGATTCTTTCGCCCGGCGCTTTCATCAGCACGATCGCCAGCGCCGCCACCTCGATCAACATCCGCGCCTCGGGCCGCGAGATCACACAATGAGCGACGCACTGACCATCGACCAGCCGCTGGAGCTGATGCAGCAGAAGGTAGAGGCTCTGCAGTCTGAGCTTGCCAAGCTGCCGCAGTACCAGCCCGAGACGAAGCACTACTTCCACGGCGGGATGTACTGCCGCGAGGTGTTTCGTCATGCCGGCGTATTGGTCGTTGGTGCAGTGCACAAAAAAGAGCACTTCTACCTGATCGTGTCTGGGACGGTGGCGATCACCGACGGGGAAGGCAACGTCGAAGAGGTCACCGGCCCGCACTTGTTCCAGAGCAAGCCCGGCACCAAGCGCGCCGTGTACGCGGTCACCGACGCTTTGTGCATGACTTTCCACGCCATTGACGCCACAACTGTTGAGGCTGCAGAGGCTGAACTTGTAGAATTAGAACCCAGCAGTATGTACGCGCCGGGTAACTTGATCAAACACGACGCACAGGAGGTGCTGACATGACATTCTGGGTAGCTGGCGCAGTCGTTGGAAGCGCCGTCATTGGCGGCATGGCGTCCAATAGAGCCGCAAAAACACAAGCACAGGCCGCCGCGCAAGCCGGCGACGTTCAACGCGATATTTTTGAGCGGCAGGTCGAACTGCAAGAGCCTTGGCGCCAAGCTGGCATCAACGCGCTTGGCAAACTTGGCACGGGCTTCAGCGGCCAAGTCGATCTGACGCAAGACCCCGGCTACGCTTTCCGAATGTCGGAGGGCATGAAAGGGTTGGAGCGGTCAGCTGCTGCACGCGGCGGCCTGTTGTCGGGCGGGGCACTCAAGGGCATCCAGCGGTTCGGGCAGGATTTGGCCTCGCAGGAGTACCAGAACGCCTACAACCGGGCGCTGACGCAGTACAACACCACGGCGGCGCTGGCCGGCGTCGGCCAAACCGCAACGAATGCGCTCACTGGCGCGGCGGGGCAGTACGGTCAGAACGCCAGTGAAGCAATTCAAAACGCTGCGGCGGCGCGCGCGTCGGGGTACGTTGGTGGTGCAAATGCGCTGACCAGCGCGTTGGGCACTGGCTTGAACTACTACCAAGGCCAAAACTATCTGAACGCGCTGCGACCGCCAGCTGCAGCTGCGCCAGCAGCGTCCTACTCTTACGGCGGCGGCATGGCCCCGGTTGACTACTCACTGAGCAGCGGCGGTGTTCGCTTGGGTGGAGGTTAAAAATGCCTATCAATCCCGCAATCGCAATGGGCGTGCAGCCCCTCCAGCTCGCTGACCCGCTGGCGCAGTACGGCAAGATCGCCGCCATCCAGCAGGCGCAGAACCAGAACGCGCTGGCGCAGTACCAGCTCGGCGCGGCGCAACGCGAAGAAAAGTCGCAGAACGCCCTAAGCCAAGCCTATCAGGATGCCTACGACCCTGAGAAGGGCACCTACGACATCAACAGACTGCGTGGTTCGCTGATTAGATCGGGCGTCGGCGCCAAGCTGCCTGAGATCGAAAAGAAGTTGGGTGAGCTACGGACGCAGCAGCTCGCGCAAGGTAAAGCGGAGACGGAGTTAGTGGGCGCCAAGCTGACGCAGGCGCGCGCTTTTCTCGACACCCTTGACCCGTCCGACCCCAACGCGCCGACGCAGTACATCGCATGGCATGAGGCCAACCACAAAGACCCCGTGCTGGGGCCGCTGTTGGCCGCGCGGGGCGTGACTGTTGACCAATCCCGCGCTCGCATCGCGCAGGCCATCCAACAGGGCCCGGCGGCGTTTGCGCAGTTGATCAATCAGTCCAAGCTGGGCACTGAGAAGTTCATGGAACTGAACGCGCCCAAGACCGTCTCGCAAGACCTTGGTGGAACCGCTCGCGTCCTATCAATGCCCGGTCTGGGCGGCACCGCTACGGTCGTGCCCGGCTCAGAGGCAACGCGCACGCTCACGCCCGGCGAGAGCAAAGAGTCCATCCGCGAGGTCAACGTCGGCAACGAGGTCATCACTGAAGCGTATGACCCAGTTTCAAAGACTACCCGCGTGGTCAGCCGTCGGCCCATTCAGCTCACGCCTGAGCAAGCGCGCGTCGCAGCACAAGAACGCAACGTGGTTTCCAACACCATTACGGATGAGCGCGGCAACGTCACGCTGCTCAACAAGTTTGGTGAGGTGGTTCAACCGCGCGATGCAGCCGGCGGGGCGGCCGCGCTTACACCTCAGCGTAAGCCGGTCGTGTCTACGATTGACACGGGTTCTGAAACCATTACGCAAGAGTACGATCCCGTATCAGGCAACACCAGAATCATCAGCCGCACTCCTAAAACTCTTACGCCCGAGCAACAGCGTCAAGCCGCGCAAGAGCGTAATGTGGTGTCCAACACGGTCACAGACGCGGCAGGCAACGTCACGTTGCTCAACAAGTTTGGGCAGATCATTCAGCCGCAGAACGCGGTCGGCGCTCCTGCGGCCATCAGAAATGAACAGAAGCCGGTGGTGCAAAACATCGATTCTGGCAACGAAGTCATCACTCAGTTGGTGAACCCCAATACCGGCCAAATAACCGTTCTTGGCCGGCGCCCCAAACAGATGACGCCGGAACAAGTGCGCTCCGCTTCGCAAGAGTCGAGAACCGTGGCCGGGTCGTTTACCGACGCTGCTGGCAACGTCACGCAGTACAACAAGTTCGGCCAAGTCATTCAGTCCACTGCGCCTGCCGCAGCTGGCGGCGGCGCCGTTCAGCTCAGGGGCAAACCTAGCGCGACGTTTGAGAAAACGCAAGCGCAGCGCGCGCAGTTGGATAAAGACCTTACTACGGCCATTCGAGAACTTAGCGACATCACCAAAGACGGCGGCCTGATTGATCAGTCCACCGGCAGCGGTGCGGGCCGTTTGGTGGATATTGGCGCTCGGTTTGTTGGACAAGCTACCAAGGGCGACATTGCAATCAGTAAGCTAAAACCGATTGCTGACTTGCCGCTCAAGTTGATCCCGCGCTTTGAAGGCCCGCAGTCTAACCAAGACGTTACGGCGTACAAAGAAGCCGCCGGCCAGCTCGCCGATCCGACGCTGCCAAGAGAAGTCCGAAAAGCTGCGGGCCGCACCGTGCTGCGTTTGATGCAAGAGCGCAAAGGCCAGTTTGTGACTGAAGGTATGGCTGCCGAAGGTACTGCGGCCGGCGGCGGCGTGGACGCCAACAACCCGTTGCTGAAGTAAGGAGGGCGTCATGGCCGCATCGCTCGCCGAGATCATCCAAGACCCCAACTACGTCAACGCCAACGAGGCGACCAAGCGCGCCATCTTTGACAAGTACGCGCCGCTCGACCCGAACTTTTCCAAGGCCAACGCTGCCACGCAGGAGGCCATCCGCGTCAAGTTCGGCGTGGCCCAGCCCCGTGCGGCCGAGTCTGAAGGAGTGCCCGGCCCTCGGGCAGAGCCGCCAGCATGGGCTTCCCAGTACCCGAACCTGTACAGGGGCGCGGTCGCCGCGCGTCAGATGCTTGGCCCTACGGTCGAGATGCTCGGCGGCGTCGCAGGCGGCGTCGGTGGCGCGGCCGCTGGCACGTTCGGTGCCGGGCCCGTGGGCACGGCAGTCGGCGGTATCTCTGGTTCGGCGCTGGGTTACGGTACGGCCAAGCAGGGCCTGCGCGCGGTCGATGTAGCCCTTGGCCTGCAGCCCCCGTCGCAGACGCTGGGGCAAGAGGCACGCCAAGCGGTGGGCAACGTTGTCGAGGGCGCCACTTACGAGGTCGGTGGCCGGCTGGCTGCGCCAGTCGTTAACCGTCTGGTGCAGGCAGGCTCACAAGCAGTCGGCACGCTGGCCGACATTCGACAGTTGCCCAATCAACTGTCGGCGCAGATCGCTCGCCGATCGCTGAACACGCCAGAACAAGTTGCTGCTGCCCGAACTGCGCTGCAGGCGCCGGGAGCCCAAGGGCTGACCGCGCAGCAGGCACTGGCACAAGGCGGCGTCATTTCGCCCAGCGCGCAAGCCACGATCGAGAAGACGATCAAGAAGACCGGCACGGTTGACACCCGCGCGGCCATCGAAGCCAGCCAAGAGGCAGCACGCAGGTCTACCATTCAAGGCGTCACGCCTGATCTGCAGGCGGCCATCAACGCCCGCCGGGCGGCGTCCAAGCCCCTGTACGAGGCGGCTGACCGCGCTGTGGTGCCAATCGATTCCGAGCTGACCAGCGTCATCTCTCGGATGCCTGAGGGCACTCTGGCTGCTGCGGCCAACATCGCCAAGATGGAGGGTCGGCCCTTCATCATGGGCAAGACCACGCCCGGCAAGATGGTCGAGATGCCCGGGCAATTTGATGTCACCGGCAAGCCCATAATGATTCAGGAGCCCGGCAAAACGGCCAGCATCACCGGCGAGTCGCTGCATTACATCAAGCGCGCGCTGGGCGACATCGCCTACGGCCCGACGGCCACCACCGGCGCCGGCCGCGACACCCAGCTGGCCGCGCGGGCGCTGCTGGACGACTACGTCAAGGTGTTTGAGGCGAAGGTGCCCGAGTACGGGCAGGCCCGCGCTACGTTCTCCGCACTGTCTGCGCCGGTCAATCAGGCGCAGGTGCTCAAAGAGATGGTGTCGGTGCTGGAGAAGCCCGGCGGCGGCGAGCGTATCGGGCCGTTCCTCAACGTGCTGGGCCGGGGTGAGCAGGCCATGCTCAAGCGCGCCGGCGGCCGAGGCGGCGCTCGTTTTGAGTCGCTCAATGAGGTGCTGACGCCCGAGCAGCTCGCCAAGGTGCGCGACGTAGCCCGGCAGCTGGAGACTGAGGCCGCCGTCGGTATGCAGATCAGCGCCGGCCAGCAGCGCGCCACCGAGCTGATTAAGGATGAGCTGCCCAACTACCGTCTGCCGAACATCTTCAACGTCTTTGCCACGACGGCCAACAAAGTGCTGGATGTGCTGGGCCAAAAAGTGAGCGAGAAGACCATTCGCCATCTTGCGGATGCGTCAATGTCGGCCAAGTCGTTTGACGATCTGCTCGCCACGCTGCCGGGCGAAGAGCGCGTCAAAGTGCTGCGGGCCATCAGTGATCCGTCGACTTGGGCAGCGTTGCGTCCTGCCGTTCCCAAAGCGGCAATGGGCGTTGGCGGGGCAATTGAGAACCCTGAGACACCCCAAATCAACAACTTGGCGCCAGCGCCCGCTGCGCCTGCAAATGCTCTGGCGAGGTGAACATGGCTTTGGAAGGGAACGCGGAAATCGACCCCGTGAAATACGGTGTCCTGTGGCAGAAGGTGCAGGACATGGACAAGAAGATGGACAAGATGGAGCGCCAGATGGAGCTGCTGCTGGACATGGCAAGCCGCTCCAAAGGCGCGCTGTGGATCGGCATCGGCCTGTGGTCGGCTCTGACCGGCGTTGTCGGGTTCTTCTTCGGTAAACACTGATCGTGTTCAAGCTCAGCGCTCGCTCGCTGGCAAAGCTGGATGGGGTAAACCCTGATCTGGTTCGCGTCGTCAAGCGCGCAATCGAGCTGACCAAAATCGACTTCGCCGTCATTGAAGGGCTGCGCACACCCGCGCGGCAGCGCGAACTGTTCGCCAAGGGCGCCAGCCAGATCAAGGAAGGTGGCACGCATGTGGCCGGCCGGGCCGTCGATCTGGTGGCGTTTCTCGGCGGCCGCATCTCATGGGAGCTGAACCTCTACGACGACATCGCCGACGCCATGCGTCTGGCCGCGCTGGAGGCCAACGTGGGGCTGCGCTGGGGCGCGGCGTGGAACGTGCCTGACGTTCGTCATTGGAAGGGCACGATGGAGTCGGCGATGATGTACTACATCGACGCCCGTCGTAATATGGGCCAGCGGCCTTTCATCGACGGGCCGCACTTTGAACTGGCATAGGAGGCCATATGGATCCGTTGACCATACTCGCTGCGCTGGGGCCACTGGCCGTTGACTTAGGGAAATCCCTCATCGGACGCTTCATCCAGACCGACGGCTACAAGCCCGTCAACGTGGACGAGTACGTCAAGATGCGCCAGTTCGATCTGGACATGTTCAAGGCCATGAACGAGGCCGGTGGGGCCAACCCCTCATACCCGTGGGTCGAGGCCGCTGTGCGCCTTATGCGCCCGGCTGTTGCGGCCGTTGTGCTGGGCACTTGGGCGGCACTGAAACTTCAGGGCCAGTCGAGCGAGACGGTCGACAACTTTGCGGCCGCCGTGGGCTTCTACCTGTTCGGCGACCGCACGCTGTTCTACAGCCGCAAAGCAAAGTAGCCTGAGGGGGCAGTCACGCCCCTGCCGGCAGTTGTGGTTGCAGCAGGTCACCACGGCGCGGGCTCGGCGTCGGCGAGGGGGTCGGTTTTTCTACGCGGGACGGTGTTTTGGTACATGCGTCCGTTTTCTTCGTAGACGCGGAAGGGCCAATTTTCACGACGCTTTCTTGGGTAGTGAACTTGTGCAGGTTTGCACACTCTCGGCGCCGGCGCTCGCCCCGCGTCTCCTTCACCACTGTCCATGTTCCGCATACTGGGCATTTCATTTGATCTCCGTCACGCTGTGCAAGTAGGCCGTCAGGCGCTTTATACGCGCTTCGTGGTACTTGCACATCGACTCAGAGTATTCGCGCGCTGACTGGGCCTCCAGCAGCTTGCGCTTGGCCTCCTCCAGCTCCTTTAGCGCCAGCGCCTCCGCACTGGGCAGTCGGAAGTAAGCGCGCATCTCGTTGAACAGTTCCCGCATGATCTTCTCCTTATAGCGCCCGGGCTTCTTTCAGAATCTCCATGCGCTCCCGGGCGGCGCGCAGGCTGGTGTAGCGCTGGTGCAGGCGCTCAAGGATCGACAGGCGCCGGCGGCCAACGCGCTCGGCGTTGAGCAGCTCCAGCACCTCGTTTTCACTGAGCAGCGCCAGCTCTTTGTTCAGCTTTCGCCAGTTCGTTTGCAATCTTCTTCTCCAGTTCATTGATCTGCCGACCCACGCGCAGCATGGCGCGGTCGGCGCGGTTGTACGCCTTGGCCCATTGACGCTCTTCGGCCTTGGACGCCTTGAGCTTGGCCTTGAGCAGCTTAATTTTTGTCGAGTCCATATCGTTCCTTGATTACGCGAGTGATGTCACGGGGCGTCATGCCGGGGATCGCTGAGATGAGCGCGCACTCCATCGCCACCTTCTGCGCGAACTGGCGCATCTCTTTGACCGTCATCACCGCGATCGGCAGCTGCTCAGTGGCTGCGTCGCGGATCATCTCGATCAGCTCTTCGTCTTTGATCATTTCTTCTCTCCTATGCCGTGCGCGGCTTCGATGGCGCGGGCGAATGCGTGTTGCTGCGTATTCGCTGTGCGCTCTGCCTCGGTTGTCGCAGACCATGACCACAAGTCTCTTATCTGCTCATCTGTCAGCGGCTGGCGCTGTGCTGCGGGTGGGGTGGTCAACCCTGCGGTCATGTTGTCAATCTGCGTGAGTACGCCCATCAGATCATCAAACGGCTTCCACTGCGGCGCTACACCCTTGTAGTGCTGCTCCCATATTGCGACAGCAAGGCGTTTTGCATAGCCGTAGGCGTCAGGCTGTTTGCCCGCAGCCTTCCAACCAGACCAAGCCCAATAAGCCGGGCTGTTTAGCCTGAACGGGTTGGTGCTGTCGTCGTAGTCAGCGTTCCACCATTCATTAAAGGCGTCAGGTATGGCATCCCATTGCCCCTGCTCTGGCTGCACTCGATCAGCAATGCAAGGCCCTTTGCCGCACTTCCTGCATGTGCGTGGATACCCTTTCCCTTCAGCGCGGAGTGTTTTGTTGCAAGTGCTGTCTTGCTTCCGCTCTGGCTGTGCTGCGGGTGGAGTGGTGTACCGTTCTTCGGCTTCTTCCACCGCACAGATGGCGGCATCTAACCGGATCAGCGCATCGCCGGAGTCGTTCTCTGTAATCATTTCGCTGTCGTACAGCGCGTATAGGTCGGTGATGATTTCCTCAGCCCACGCCACCGGCTCCTGCTTCTCAGCCGCATCGATGGCGGTGTTGAGGGCGGTGATGGCCTTGCTGTGCTGGTCAAATGCCTTGCCGCCTTTCTTGATCTGCGACTCGCTGGACTCATCGAATCCAACGTGAAGTCCAAACTTCAGCGCCTCCAACGCCTGTTTCATGGTTTCAATAGTCATTTCAATTCCTCCATTGCTACGTCACTGATGGCGCGCTTGTCGTGCAGCGCGGCCCAAATCTTTTCATCCACGGTTTTGTTGGTCATCAAGATGTAGCACCAGACGTCGTGTCGCTGGCCGGAGCGGTGCAGTCGCCCAACGGTTTGTTCGTAAAGCTCAAGACTCCAAGGCAGGGACAGAAAGACCATGTGTCGGCCTCCATGCTGCAGGTTAAGGCCATGACCTGCGGATTTTGGGTGCACTGCCAGAAGTGGAACCACGCCGGCGTTCCATCGCTCAATGGCACCAGCATCGTCCAGCGTGGTGAGGTGCTTGTATCGTCGCTTGAGTTCGGCGAGTTCTTCTTGGTAGTTGTAGACGATGAGGGTGTTTGCATGTTGGTTCTCTTCCAGTAGGTCATCGAGGGCGTCAAACTTGTGCGGGCTGAACCAGCGCGGCTCGGGCGTGTAGACGAACCCAGACGACATCTGCTGCAGCTTCTGCGTCACCACGGCCGCGTTCTGGGCCACGGCAGCGGTGTCAGGGAACTGCACGATGAAGTCCTTCTTCATCGTCTCGTAGGGCTGGCGATCCTCCAGCTCGACGCGCAGTTCGACCGTGTGCAGCGGCGGCAGCTTGTCCTTGTACTCGCCCGGCTCCAGCACAAACGTGGCCGGCTTGATGCGCGCCATAACCTGCTCCAGCGCGCCGGGGCGCGGGGCCCACTCGTTGTAGTCCTTGTTGACGAGGTAGAAGTACTGTTGCAGGAAGGCGCCCTTGCTGCGGCCCAGCAGCTTCTGGTCGATGATCTTGCACTGGCCGAAGACGTCCTCCAGACCGTTGCTGGTGAACGAGCCGGTCAGGCCCCAGCGGATTTTGATCTCGTCCATGACCTTGAACAGCGCCTTGAAGCGCTTGCCCGAGGCGTTCTTGAGCTTGGTCAGCTCGTCAAACACCACGCCGTCGAAGATGCCAAGGTTCAGCTCGGACAACCATTGCAGGTTGTCGTAGTTGATGACCATGACGTGCGTGTCGGCCGCGTAGGCCACCAGACGCTGGCGCGGTGTGCCGACGCACAGGGACATCGTCAGCTCGGGCGCCCACTTTGGCAGCTCGACCGGCCAGACGTCGGTGCAGACGCGCTTGGGCGCCACGACCAGCCAGCGCTTGACCACGACCTCGCGCACCATGTCGCGCATGGCCGTCAGCGTGAGCGCAGTCTTGCCCGCGCCCACCGGCGCCAGCACCATCGCCCGGTCGTGTTCGAACAGGAAGTCGGCGCCCTGATCTTGGTAGGGCCTTAGCTCCACTTCTTTGTCTCCCAGTTGTACCGGCGACTGCTGACGTATGCGGTCATCTCTTCGTCGGTCATGCGCGTGGTTACGGGCGGCACATACGGGTCGGGCCCGTACACGAACGGCTCGGTGCGGCTGTTCCATTCGTCAGCGATGGCCTTGGCGTGCGCCTCATCGGTCACCACAGCACCGGGCTTGTCGGCAAACGTCAGCACGTTGACGCCGGTCTTGTTCATCACGCCCCACCATGTCGGGCCAACCTGCTCAGCACGATATGGGCCGACGGCAAAGTACTTAGCCGGCAAAGCCGTACTCACGCTCTTTGATCCACTCATCGACATGCTCCTTAGACCATAAACAGGCGTAGCTCTGGCACATGCGTGCCATCTCCGACGCAAAATGCTTCTGCAACGGCGACAGCCGGCCGCCGGGCGCCTTCAGCTCCACAAACCATGTGCTGCCGTCGGGCAAACAGACGACGCGGTCGGCGACGCCCCGGTGCGCAGGGCTGGTGAACTTGTACGCCACGCCGCCCAGCTTCTTGACTTGGCTCACCAGATGAGCCTCGATTTGTTTTTCCATGCGGTGCATCATAACACCGTCAAAAAGTTCTTGACAACCCTTTTTTGTTTTGTGGTAGCATGGCGGCTCGTTCAATCAACTGGAGTCCAATATGCAACACAGCAAGATCGTCGGCGGCTCGACCGCCAAGCGCGTCATCAACTGCCCCGGCAGTGTGGCGTTGGTTCAAAGAATGCCTCCTCAAGTGGAGAGCAAGTACGCCGCCGAGGGCACCATGCTGCACGCCTGCATGGAAGACCTTCTGGCCGATGGTGAGCTGGGCGACGTTATCGCCAAGAACAAGCTCACCGAAGAGCAAGCCGACAAACTCCAGTACTGCCTTGGCGCTCTCGACGAGATCGACCCGAAGCAGGAGATGGTCTTCAACCAAGAGGTCGAGGTGTCGTTCGACGGCGTCAAGGGCCTTGAGGGCGTCTTCGGCAACGTCGATCTGATTGGCCGCCTCGGCGACCGCGTCATCGTGCTGGACTGGAAGTTCGGCGACGGCGTCATGGTCGAGGCCGAGGAGAACCCGCAGGGCCTGTTCTACGCAGCCGCTGCCATGCGTACCAAGTCGCTGGCGTGGGCGTTCTACGACGCCAAGGAGATCGAGATCGTCATCGTGCAGCCCTTCTCAACCCGGCGCTGGGTGACGACCTTTGAGCGCGTGCTGGAGTTCCGCGAGGAGCTGGTGCGCGCTGTCAAGCAGGCCGCCAAGGCCGACGCGCCGCTGGCGATCGGCGACTGGTGCCGCTGGTGTACAGGCAAACCCATCTGCCCTAAGATGACCGGCGCGATTGACCGTACGGTGCACATGAAGTTGGAGGCGCTCGCACCTGAGGAGCTGTCCAAGGCGCTGGACTTGGCTGATAAGCTGGAGTCCTTCATCGGCGACGCCCGCAAGCTGGCGCAGGAGCGCCTTGAGAAAAATATGCCTGTGCCCGGGTACAAACTTGTACCCAAGCGCGCGACGCGGCAGTGGACGAACACGGCCGACGCGGCCCGTTGGATGGGTGAGAAAGGATTGGAACTCGATCAGATATTCACCAAAGAAATCATCAGCCCTGCTCAGGCAGAGAAGGTGCTGAAGAAGAGCAAGCTGGCGCTGCCCGACAACCTCGTCGTGGCAGTGTCGAGCGGCAGCACGTTGGCGCCGGAGAGCGATCCCCGGCCCGCCGTGCTTAACGTCGGGACGCAACTCGTTGCGGCCCTTTCTAAACTCCAGTAAGGAAGACTCAAATGTCAAATATCGTAACCTTCAAGCAAGCAAACCTGCCTGCAGTAGCAAGCCTCTCCACGGCGCTGCGTGCTCTTGAGAAGGATGTCGGCTCTGCCGGCGTCGTCCTGCTCAAGATGGACAAGACCGGCCACTGGGTCTATGGCGCCGATCAGACCGAAGTCGAGGATGACTCGACGTGGGCTGTCAACCCCTTTTCGTTCGTTCACGGCTTCATTGCTTGGGGCGACGGCGAGGTGTTGGGTGAGAAGATGGTGTCTGTGTCGCAGCCGCTGCCCGAACTTGACGCCGCCCCGCCCAACGCCAAGCGCGGGTGGGAGACGCAAGTGGGCATGTCGTTGAAGTGCCTCAACGGCGAAGACAAGGATATGGAAGCACGCTACACGACCACCTCGGTGGGCGGCAAGCGCAGCGTCCAGACCCTTGCGCTGGCGATTGCAGCACAGGTCGAGAAAGACCAGTCCAAGCCCGTGCCAGTGGTGCGCCTGAAGAAGGATCACTACACGCACAAGTCCTACGGGAAAATCTTCACGCCGGTCTTTGAGATCGTCGAGTGGATCAGCATGGACGGCGGTGCCGAAGATGCGGCCGACGCCGCGCCTGAGGCCCCAGCAGCGGAAGAGGCGCCTCGTCGCCGTCGCCGCGCCGTCTAAGGTCGGAGGCCGGGGCCTTGTGAAAGGTTCCGGCCTTTTTCTTTCAGGAGAAACACATGCACCCCTACCAAGAACTCTGCCATCTGCTGCGCGAGTACCAGCTGGCCTGTGATGCGATGGACGACGATGGCGCGCTCAAGATCGCCATGCAAGTGCGCGAGGCCGCGCAGCAGTTCGTCGTCCAAGCCGCCAAGAACGTCAGCCCGCCGGCAGACCCGCGCCAGCTGGAGCTTGACCTATGAACCGAGAAGACATCATCCGCATGGCGCTGGAGGCGTTGCTGGAAATCAACGAACTCAGCAAAGGAGAAAACGCCATCTGTTTACCAGCAGAGATTGATGGAGCAATGGACGCCCTCCGCACCGCCATAGAGCAGGCTGAGAAGCAGGAAGCATGGAAAACCAGCGACACAGCGTATCGGCCCGGAGGACTGCCACAAGACTTTACCAAGCACGAAGTTGATTCGTTTGACGACTGGTCAGAGTGGGTCTGCCCTGACCCAACGCAATACTTCATGAAGTGCTGCGATTGCGGTCTGGTTCACAAAATGCAATTCAAGGTCGTCAAGTACTCGGAGGGCGATGAGTGCGAACCCTTTAACGACCCAAACGTGCAGGTTGTTTTTAGAGCAAGGCGGCATGAGATTGCTGAGAAGCAAGAAGACAGCCTCGCCCAAACAAACTGGGACAACATCCCGCAAGCATTCAACGAATGGTGGAACGCTGACTACGACGACAGCACCAATCCATTCAGGCTAAACAGCCCGGCTTATTGGGCTTGGTCTGGCTGGTCTGCGGCAAACAAGGAGAAGAACACATGACCACACACATCACAAAGACATGGTTCGATGGCGACAAGGTAGTGACGCAGGAAATCCCTGAGTCTGAGGTTTACAAGCAGGAGCCTCGGTGCGCGGTAATCGTGGAGGTGTTCGGAAAAGGCTGGCGGCTCGACTACATGTCGCTCCCCGTTGGAAAGCACAGGCTCTACACGCAGGAATATGTTTACACCACCCCACCCGCAGCACAACCGTGCCCAACATGCGAAGCACTGGCCCGTACAGTGATGATGGATCAGACAGCGCACGACACAAAGCGCCAGCCGCTGACGGATGAGAAGATTTGGCTTGAGTATCAGAGGTTCTGGCCGTTTCATCCGGCAGAGGAGCCACGGCTCGCCAAAGACATCGCCAAGTTCGCCCGCGCCATTGAAGCCGCGCACGGCATCACAGGAGAGAAGACATGACAAAACAATCCGAAGCCCTGCGGCTGGCTGATTTGATTCAACGATACCGAAGCCCGCATTGCGGAGAAGCAGCCGCCGAACTGCGCCGCCTAGATGAACTCGCTGAAAGCGAAGGACGATGGGCGTCCGACTACTTGGCTCGCGCCGTAAAAGCAGAAGCGCTGAACTCGCAACTGCTGGAGGCGCTGCGTTTCATCGCGGACAGGCAAGACCTGATGTTTGCTGAATGCAGCGATGCTGAAGAAATCATTGAGGTGGCTCGTGCCGCCATTGCTGCGGCAAAGGAGGAAGCATGACAGAAGACATCATTGCAATGGCACGGCGGGCAGGGGCACACGACGATGGGTTTGAGGTTCGCTTTGTAGAACTACGATACCTTGAACGCTTCGCCGCCCTTGTCGCCGCAGCAGAGCGCAACAAGCTGGCTCAGTGGATGATGGCCAAAGGCTACGCTACCGGCCACGGTGATACGACCGAAGACCTGCTGGACGAGCTGGATTGGCAGATCACTGAATCATGGTCGAAGGTTGTCATGACCAGCGTTGAGGCAGAGCGCGAGGCGTGTGCGAAGCTGGCGTTTAACGCTAAGACCTATATCGAAGCTGCCACCGCCATCCGAGCAAGGGGCCAACAGTGAGCATCCTGTGGATTGATTTCGAGACGCGCAGCCGGTGTGACCTGCCGGCGCGCGGCGTCTACAACTACGCGCAAGACCCCAGCACTGAAGTGCTGTGCATGTCTTACGCCTTCAACGACGAAGACGTCGTTACATGGCGCGCGGGCGAGCCCTTCCCGCACCGCGTCTACGACGCTGTGCAGTACGGCATCACCATTCGCGCCCACAACGCCGCTTTTGAGCGCCTGATCTGGACGTATGTCCTCGCGCCTGACTACAACCTCCCGACGCCGCGTTTGGAGCAGTTCTATTGCACCGCTGCGCAGGCTAGAGCCAACTGCGGCCCGGGTAGTCTGGAGGACGTGGGGCGCTTTGCCAGCGCCGACATGAAGAAGGACTACCGTGGCGCGCAGCTGATCCGTCTGCTGTCCGTGCCGCAGGCCGACGGCACCTTCCGCAAAGACCCTGAGCTGCTGGCTGAGATGGTCGCCTACTGCGAGCAGGACGTGCGCGCTATGCGGGCCATCTCCAAGGCCATGCGCGACCTGAGCGCCGAAGAGCTGGCCGACTACCACACCAACGAACGCATCAATGACCGGGGCGTGCTGGTCGACGTCGACCTGTGCAAGGCCGCCGTCAAGTACGCCAGCGACGAGCTGGTCGAGATTGAAGAGATCGTGGCCGAGGTCACCGAGGGCGAGATTCAGTCGGTGCGCAGCCCCAAGATGCGCGAGTGGGTGCTGGAGCGGGTTGGCGAGCAGGCGCGCAAGATGATGACCGTCTACAAGGACGGCGAGCAGAAGTTCAGCATTGACAAAACCGTGCGCGCCAACCTGTTGGCGTTCGCCGAGGAGAACCCCGATGAAGTACCGCCCGACGTTGCGGAAGTTATCCAGTGCGCCGACGACCTCTGGGCGTCAAGCGTTGCGAAGTTCAGCCGCCTCGCAGCTCTTGCAGACGACGAAGACCGTCGGGTGCGAGGAGCCTTTGTATTTGCGGGTGGATCTGCTACGGGACGGGCGTCGTCCTACGGCGCTCAAGTTCACAACTTTACCCGGAAGGTCGCGGCTGCCCCAGAAGACGTTCGTCATGCAATGGTCAGAGGTCATGCGATTGTCCCAAAGTACGGAAAGCGCGTAACCGACGTTCTGAAGGGAATGCTTCGTCCTGCGCTTGTGCCGGCGCCGGGGCATGTGCTCATCGTAGCAGACTGGTCTGCGATCGAGGCGCGCATGAACCCGTGGCTGTCGGCCGATGCGACGTCCGAAGCCAAGCTGGAGCTGTTTCGCACCGGCGCTGACGTCTACAAGGTCAACGCCAGCAAGACCTTCCACGTCAGCGTGGGCGAGATCGACAAAGAGCAGCGCCAGATCGGCAAGGTGCAGGAGCTGGCCTGCGGCTACGGCGGCGGCGTCGGCGCCTTCGCTGCAATGGGCCGCATCTACGGCGTGCACCTGCCCGAGTCGGACGCCCGCCGGATGGTCGACGCATGGCGCCGGGCTAACCCTTGGGCTGTCGCCTACTGGACAGCGCTGGAGTCGGCCTACACCCGGGCCATGCGCCACAAGAACCATGAGTTCCACGCCGGCCGCGTGACGTACATGTTCGACGGCCAGCACCTGTGGTACGCCCTGCCATCGGGCCGCATCCTGTGCTACCCCTATGCCCGGCTGGAAAGCGACGGGGTATCCTACGCCAAGGCGTCATGGAAGCCCGCAGCCGATGCCAAGGAGTGGCCCCGGGCGCGGCTGTGGAAGGGTCTGGCTTGCGAAAATATCACGCAGGCTGCGGCCAACGACGTCCTGCGCGCGTCCCTACGCCAGCTCGACGGCGTGGTGCTGCATGTGCACGACGAGATCGTGCTGGAGGTGCCGCAGGACACCGCAGACGCTGCCAAGGCGCGGCTGCATGAGGTGATGTGCACCCCGCCGGTATGGGCAAACGGTCTGCCCTTGGAGGCCGAAGTCAATGTGATGACCAGATACGGAAAGTAAAAAATGACAAAACAGGCAACTATGCAATTTCTGGAATTTCTGACAGGACTGGCGCCGGAGGGAGAGACGGCGCTGATCGTGCGGCAGAAACCGCAGCGCAAGGACGGCGAGATTCAGCTGCACGCTGACGGGGCCGTCAAGTGCACATGGCCGGCGTACCTGCCCGACATCAAACGCATCAAGGACGATCAGGCATGGTACGGCAACACCGCCAGCTTCATCGTCGATCGCTTCCGCGACGGCCACATCAGCGCCGGCGCTGCCAATTGCGAGTACTGCCTTGTGCTGGTGCTCGACGATATTGGCACCAAGTCCAAAGAACCCTCACTGGCGCCGACGTGGAAGATGGAGACGTCGCCCGGTAGCTTTCAGTGGGGCTACGCCTTCAGCGACGACCAGCCCACCAAGGCCGAGTTCTCTGCGGCCATCAAGGCCATCGCCGACGCCGGCTACACCGACCCCGGGGCGATCAACGCTGTCAGAAACTTCAGGCTGCCGGGCTCGATCAATCTGAAGCCCGGCCGCAACAACTTCGCGGCCAAGCTGGCCGAGTTCCACCCCGAGCGTGAGTTCTCCCTGCAAGAGATATGCGACGCCCTCGGCGTCGTGCCGGCCGAAGCCGACTCGCTGACCGTGCGGCCCATTCGCGTGCACGACACCGGCGGCGACGACGTCTTTGCGTGGCTGTCCGAGAAGGGGCTGGTGCTGCGCAACCCGAACCCTGAGGGCTGGGCCGGCGTCATCTGCCCGAACCACACCGAGCACACCGACGGCAACCCAGAGGGCCGCTACCTGCCGGCCTCGCGGGCCTACTGCTGCCTGCACTCGCACTGCATCGACTTCGACACCAAGACCTTTCTTCAGTGGGTGGCCGACAACGGCGGCCCCAAGCATGACCCGGGCATTCGCGACGACCTGATGGCGTCGGTCATGCACGATGCCCTCCAGAAGTTGGAGCCCACCACGTTCTTCACCGACGACGCTGCCAAGGTCATCGAGGAGGTCGAGCGCAAGGAGGTCGGCCGGCTGCAGAAGGCGCAGTGGTATGAACGATTCGCCTACGTCCAGACTGACGACAGTTACTTCGACATGATCGACCGGCGCGAGATCAGCCGGGGCACGTTTAACGCCATCTTCCGGCATGTGTCGTGCCGCTCGATCCACAACCAGCGCAAGGTCGAGGCCAGCGTGTGCTTCGACGAGAACCGCCAGAGCATGAATGCCAAGACCCTGATCGGGATCACCTACGCCGCCGGCGAGTCGGTGCTGGTGGCCCGGGACGGCGACGTCTACGGCAACCGCTGGCGAGACGCCCGGCCGGTCGTGGACAAGCGCGGCCTTGCGTCCGTGACGCCGTGGCTGGAGCACTGCGCGGCGCTGGTGCCTGATGCCAGCGAGCGCGAGCACCTGTTCAACGTCATGGCGTACAAGGTGCAGCACCCGGAAGTCAAGATCAATCACGCTGTGCTGCACGGCGGCGATCAGGGCTGCGGCAAGGACACCATGTGGGCGCCCTTCATCTGGGCCATCTGCGGCCCGGGCATGAAGAACCGGGGCTTGCTGGACAACGACACGCTCAACAGCCAGTGGGGCTATCAGCTGGAGTCCGAGATTCTCATCATCAATGAGCTGAAGGAGCCAGAGGCGCGGGAGCGCCGGGCGCTGGCGAACAAGCTCAAGCCCATCATCGCGGCCCCGCCGGAGATGCTGCCGATCAACCGTAAGGGTTTGCACCCATACGACATGGTCAACCGCATGTTTGTGCTCGCGTTCTCCAACGACCCTGTGCCGATCTCGATTGACAGCCAAGACCGGCGCTGGTTCTGCATATGGTCGTCGGCCCCGCGCATGAATCCTGACGCGGCCTTGAAGCTGTGGAACTGGTACAAGGGCGGCGGCTTTGAGGCGATCGCCAGCTGGCTGTACGCCCGTGATGTGAGCGCGTTCAATCCTGCGGCGTCGCCGTCATGGACAGAATTCAAGGCCAACCTTGTCGAACACGGCATGAGCCTTGCCGAGTCGTATCTGGTCGACTTGATGCGCGAGCGCAAGGGTGAGTTCGCCCGGGGCGTGGTCGGCTCGCCGTTCCACGCGCTGTGCGACCGTCTGGCCGGTGCTGCGCCGTCGGGCGTCAAGGTGCCTCAGGCTGCGCTGCTGCACGCGCTCAAAGAGGCCAACTGGGTTGACCTTGGACGTGTATCGTCCGGCGACCTGCCCAGCAAAAAGCACCTGTTCTGCGCGCCCGATATGGTCGGCATAGTCAGCAAGTCTGAAATGCGTCGGCTGGTCGAGGAGGCGCCTCCGCTGCGCATGGCACTTGTGAAGTGACGAAAAACGGGAGCGTTGCCCTGCAAAAAACGGGAGCTTCGCCCTGCAAGAATCCAAAAAACGGGAGCGTTTGCCTGCAAAAAACGGGAGCGTTTGCCTGCAGGAATCCATGCGCGGCGCTCCCTCGCGCGTATGGCCGGGCGGCCGGCCGGGCGGCCGCGCGCCGGCAGCAGCTCGGCGGCCACCGGCCCGGCCGCGCGCCGGCCAGCTGGCGCCAACGGCCACGGCCGGCAGCAGCTCGGCGGCCAGCTGGCGGCCGCTCAGGCGCGCGCAGCAGCTCGGGCAGGCCACGGCCCCGGCCGGCGGCCGGCGGCCAGCTGGCGGCCCGGCCCGGGCATAAAAAAGCCCCGACGGTTTAGCGTCGGGGCGGGAAAGCCGGGAGGGCCGGCCGGGGCAACTGCGCGCGCTGCGCGCGGTTATAAGTCTAGCAGCTCGACCAGCAGCGCGGCCACGATAAGGCCGCAGAGAATCAAGAGCATGGCCGGCCCCTTAAAAGAGGGCCATCGCAAGCCAGAGCACGCCATAAAACCCGATCGACGCGGCCACCACGGCCGCGTAAAAGTAAGGGCCCCGGCCGTCGTCGAATTGAGCGCGCCAGCGCTCATGCCGCGTCGTCGGGATTGTCGAGAATGTCAGGCGGCCATTGTGGCCGCGTCGGTGAAATAGGTTTCGCATGGTTTGCCCCTTCAATTGGTGAGACGAATATCAATAACGCGTCGGCGCGTGCCATGAGCGGGAAAGCCCACAATGGCCGCGCGCTGGCGCTGGCAGAGCTGGCACGTCGCGCAACTCACGTCATCGCGCTGCGTGGCCGGGCATATGACCACGGGCCGGCCGGCCGGCGTCGCCGTGTTCATGGTTTGCGTCGACGGTAAGACGACGACGACGGGGCCGGCCCCGGTGGCCGCGAGCCGGTCGGCGTCGGCTAGGTCATTGGCCGATAGATTGACGGTAAAGCCCCATTCGTTGGCCGCGCGAATCCATCGCAAGCTCTCGGCGTCGCGGTAATGCGAATAAGTAAAGCCCCGGCGGCCACGGTTTGCGGCCACCAGCTGGCCGAGCGCGGCCGGGTCGACCGTCTGGCCGTCGCCGGGTAAGTCGCCGGCCTGATTGTGGCGCCAGAGCTGGCCGGCCGGCAGTGCGGCCACGGCCGCGACGAATTCGGGCCAGAACTGGCCGCGCTGGCCGGTCGAGACGGCCGACCAATGCAAGGCCAGCGGCCCGGCGGCCGCGTAGCACTCGGCGCGCATGGCGCAGTCGGCCGGGCATGTCGCGCGCTCGGACGTCGAGACGGGGATCGGGCCGGTTTTCACATTGGCCGATTTTGGGCTTAGGTGTACGCGGTACATCATGGCGCGCCCCTTAAACCAGCTCGACCATATCCAGCAGCTCGCCGGCGCCGGTTTCGAATTCGACGCGCTCGGCCGTCCAAGGGATCGATTTAGCGTAGGCGGTCGCGCCGGTCACCACGTCCCACAGGGTTTCGATCGGCCGGCCCTCTTCGGCCATGTGCGCGGCCGCGACGCGCTGGCCGACCTTCGGGCCGAAGCGCTTCGCCAAAAAATCCTCGACCTTATCGACCTTCGATCGCTGCGCGCCGACGAGCACGCGCTCGACCGAGCTGGCCGTCGACTGAGAGTAAGCCAGCAGCGCCGGGGCCACCTCTTCGACGAATCGATCGGGCGCGCTGGCCGTGTGCCTGATCGCGATTTCTTCCAGCTCATGCGCGCCCCAAACGATGCGGTTCGCGCAAACGTAGTCGAAAAGGAAAGTCTTCACGCGCAGCGTGCCGGCGCCGACTTCGGAATTCGACACGAAGAACCCGCGCGCCAGCGTGCCGGTTTGGCCGTCGCGCCGGCCGGGCAGCTCGATGCGATTGTTTTCGTCGGCCAGAAAAACGAACATGTCGCGGTCGCCGGCGAATAGCGTCGTCGTCGCGCTGGTCACGGTTTCCAGCTGCTGGCCGAAGATACCCGGCACGCGAAAATTACCCGTCACGCCGTCGCCGAACCGATCGCGCAGCGCGTCGACCACGTCGCCGTTCCAAATGCGGCCATAACGCGGCCCAGTCATCGCGCGCATGACGGCGTCGCCGTTTTTGGTCAGCAGTACGCCGACGTCGCTGGCGTCGCGCTCGACGTGGAAACCGTAATTCAGGCAGTCGGCCGCGACCGGCGCCGGCAGCGAGCGCAGATAGGCGGCCGGCGCGCCGACCAGCTGCGCGGCCTGACCCATTGCCCAATTCGTCGGCGCGAAACCGTGGCCGCTCGGCCCTTCGATCAGCAGGCCATCGGCGCCGTCGGGCACGGCGCGCAGCTGGCGCGAGCTGACCACGGCCGCGCGACTGATCGCGCGCTGCGCGTGAAAATGCGCGGCCATTGCGTCGAGCGACGTAAAGCGCTCTTCTTCGGGACGGGTGGCCCATTGGCGGGATGCTTGCATGAGTGTGGACATGGTTCGGTTTCCTTTAGGTTAGGGTACTTTCGCGACGCGCACAATTGCGCGCCAGCCGTTAATGTAAGGCATTTTTTGGCAGTGTGCCGGGCAGCAGCAAAAAATTTCGGTCATTTCGGTCAGGCGCGCGGCCGAGCTGCCGAAGGCTTGATGTAAGTTTCGCGTCAGGGTTTTGCTGCCTGGGAGCGCGGCCGGTTTGTTGCGCGCCAGCTCGGGCGCGTTTTGTTCGGTCAGATGGGGCCGGTTTTCGGTCAGGGTTCGGTCGGCCGGCGCGATGACGTGACCCATGATCAAAGCCGCGCCGCGCCTAGCTTTTTTGCCTTTTTCGGTCAGTTAGGTCATTTATTTGTATAGACTAGGAAAATATGTAATTTCACAATGTGAAATATGACAGTCGAGCCGGCGCGATTTATTTTCGCTGTCGAATTGACCTAATTGACCTAAACCGATGGCGCGCAGAAACGGCCGAAACCGGGCCCCGCGCATGCACTGCGCGTAAAAATCCGTTCGGGCTTTGGGTCAATTCGGTCAACCCCGAACCGATGGCCGAACCGGCCGAACCCGAACCGGCCCCGGTTCGCGGCCGGCAGCTGGCCGGCCCCGGCCGATGGCCCCGGCATGGTGGCTGGCATGGCGAGGCATGGCGCGCTCGGCGCCAGCTGGCGGCCGGCAGCAGCTCGGCGCGCAGCTCGCGGCCGGTGGCCGCGCGCCGATCGGGCGCCAGCTCGCGGCCGCTCGCGCTCGGCGTGCTGCAGTGCAGCAGACGGCCCCCGGGGAGGGCCGGCGGCCGGCCGGTCACGAGCCGGTGGTACCGCAAAAATTTTTTTATTTTTTGCACACCGCTCAAAGAATCCTTTACATTTGCGCCTATGGGTCACTTCGGCCATTTGGTCTTCCAGAAAAAATCGCACCGGCGTAAACTGCACACATGTTCAAGAGTCTTCCGCTTACCCTTCGTGAAGTGCGCGCCACAGAGGCGACGCTGGAGCGCATTTACGAATCTGCGTATTTGGGATTGAAGGGTGATGCACTGGCGCTGGCTGCTGGATTACTTCCAGTCGAGTACAACCGACTCAAAGAGCTTGACCAAATGGCCCAATTGGCCGAACAAAAGGGGCGCGCTGACAGTGAACGCGAGAACAGCCAGCATCTGCTCAACGCCGCCCGGGCGGGCGACGCAAAAGCCGCGCTTGCTATCCTCCAGCACACCCACGGCTGGGTTGCCAAACAAGCCATCTCCGTCGAGGTCGACCAGCGCATCAGCGTCATCGACGCCCTGCGCGCTGCTGAGAGCAGGGTCATCGACGGCGCAGTCACAGAAGTGATCGAAAACCAGCCCAGCCCCACGCTACCCAAGCGCGTAGAGAACACGAATGCAGAAGCCCATCTACAGTCCTGAGGACGAACAGCTCTTGATGACCCGGCTCTGGGGGCCGGCGGTCAAGGACGACCCCGAGGCGTTCGTGCTGTTCGCCTTCCCGTGGGGGCAGGAGAACACGCCGCTGGCAAAGTACAAGGGCCCGCGCATGTGGCAGCGCCAAGTGCTGCGCGACATCAAGGAGCACATCCAGCGCAACAAGGGCCAGCTGAACATGGACACGCTGCGCGAGGCGGTCAGTTCTGGGCGAGGCATCGGCAAGTCAGCTTTGGTCAGCTGGCTGATCTTGTGGATGCTGTCCACGCGGATCGGATCGAGCGTCGTTGTCAGCGCCAACTCCGAGGCGCAGCTGCGCTCGGTGACGTGGGGCGAGCTGACCAAGTGGTCGACGATGGTGATCAACGCCCACTGGTGGGAGATCAGCGCGACCAAGTTGATGCCGGCCAAGTGGCTGACGGACATCGTCGAGCGCGACCTCAAGAAGGGCACGCGCTACTGGGCCGCTGAGGGAAAGCTGTGGTCAGAGGAGAACCCCGACAGCTACGCCGGTGTGCACAACCACGACGGCATGATGCTGATCTTCGACGAGGCCAGCGGTATCCCCGACTCGATCTGGTCGGTGGGCGCGGGCTTCTTCACGGAGAACATCCTCGACAGGTACTGGTTTGCGTTCAGCAACCCACGGCGCAACACGGGGTACTTCTTTGAGTGCTTCCACGCCAAGCGCGACTTCTGGTCGACGCGGCAAGTGGACGCCAGAACGGTTGAGGACACGGACAAGCAGGTCTACCAGCAGATCATCGACGAGTACGGCGAGGACTCCTCACAGGCCAAGGTCGAGGTGTATGGGGAGTTCCCCTCAGCTGGCGACGATCAGTTCATCACGCCGATGCTGGTGGCCGACGCGGCCAAGCGCGCGCGGTACAAGGACGAGACGGCGCCGATCGTCATTGGCGTCGACCCGGCGCGAGGCGGGGCAGACTCGACGGTGATCGCCGTGCGGCAGGGCCGCGATCTGGTGGCGATCCACCGCTACCACGGCGAGGACACGATGACGATCGTGGGCCGCGTCATTGACGCGATCGAGGAGTACAAACCCACGTTGGTGGTGCTCGACGAAGGCGGCCTCGGGTACGGCATCTTGGACAGGCTGCATGAGCAGCGGTACAAGGTCGTCAGAGGCGTGAACTTCGGCTGGAAGGCCAAAAACCCGATTATGTACGGCAACAAACGGGCCGAATTGTGGGGGCAAATGAAGGATTGGCTCAAAACCGCGTCGATACCCAACGACAGGGGTTTGAAGTCCGATCTGACAGGGCCTACCATAAAACCGAATTCGTCGGGTACAATTTTCCTAGAAGGCAAAAAGGAGATGAAAGCCCGTGGGCTGGCCTCGCCTGATGCCGCCGATGCGCTGGCCGTGACATTCGCGTTTCCAGTCGCGCACCGGCAATATGTTGAAAAGCCCAGCAGTCGCGGTTATGCTGCGAACGGCGTGGCTACATCTTGGATGGGGGCTTGATGGCAAAGAAAGGCGTTTCGCTGTCAGTTGGACGCGGGGAGAAATTGCCCGTGTCTAAAGGCGCTGGCCTGACCGCAAAAGGGCGGGCCAAGTACAACGCTGCCACCGGCTCCAATCTCAAAGCTCCCGCGCCCAGCCCCAAGACCGAGGCAGATAAAGGCCGCAAGGCCAGCTTCTGCGCGCGCATGGAAGGGGTCGTCAAAAACGCCAAAGGCGACGCCGAGCGCGCCAAGGCGTCCCTCAAACGATGGAAGTGCTGATATGACCTCCCATGCCAAACCCGGACTCTATGCCAACATCGCAGCTAAACGTGAGCGCATCAAAGAGGGCTCCGGCGAGAAGATGCGCAAGCCCGGCAGCAAGGGCGCGCCCACCGACAAGGCGTTCCGTGATTCAGCCAAGACGGCCAAGAAGCCGATGAAGGGGAAATGATGCCGCTGGTCAAGTCATCCTCCAAAGAAGCCTTCCGCAAGAACATCAAGGCTGAAGTCGCTGCCGGCAAGCCGGTCAAGCAGGCCGTCGCCATCGCCTACAGCGTCAAGCGCGAAGCGGCCAAGAAACCCGCCAGCAAGGCGCCAGCGAAGAAGAAGTAATGGCAACGATCAACCAAGACCCCTCAGGCATCAACGGCGCAGGCAAAGTGTCTGCGCGCGGTGGCCCGTCGCCTGAAGCGACGCGCGATGGCCGCGACAAGCTGCAGCTCATGCGCGATCGACTGCGCATGGCCCTTGGCGCGTACTCTGAGAGCCGCGAGGACGAACTGGACGATCTGCGCTTCATGGCTGGCTCGCCCGACAACCAGTGGCAGTGGCCGCAGGACGTGCTGGCGACCCGGGGCTCGGTGCAGGGGCAGACGGTCAACGCCCGGCCGTGCCTGACGATCAACAAGCTGCCGCAGCATGTGCGGCAGGTCACCAACGAGCAGCGGCAGAACCGCCCCTCGGGCAAAGTCATCCCGGTCAACGATCAGGCCGACGTTGAGGTCGCAGAGGTGCTCAACGGCATCGTGCGGCACATCGAGTACATGTCGGACGCCGACGTGGCCTACGACACCGCGTGCGAGAACCAAGTCACCTACGGCGAGGGCTACATCCGTCTGCTGACCGAGTACTGCTACGAGGACTCGTTCGATCAGGACATCAAAATCGCCCGCATCCGCAACTCGTTCTCGGTCTACATGGATCCGCTGATCCAAGACCCGTGCGGCGCGGATGCTGAGTGGTGCTTCATCACCGAAGACCTGACGAAGGAAGATTACCAGCGCATGTACCCCGACGCCTCGCCGGTGTCGACCATCATGGCGCAGGGCATCGGCGATCAGGACATCAGCCAGTGGATCACTGAGGACACGATCCGCATCGCTGAGTACTTCTACATCGACCACAAGGACGACACGCTGTACCTCTACCCGGGGAACCAGACCGCGTTCAAGGGCTCGCCGCAGGACAAGACGCTGCGGGCGATGGGCCTGACGCCCATCCGCGAGCGCCGGGTCGACCGCAAGCGCGTGATGTGGATGAAGACCAACGGCTTTGAGACGCTGGAAGAGCGCGAATGGGCCGGCAACTGGATTCCTGTCATCCGTGTAATAGGCAACGAGTTCCAAGTCGACGGTCGCATCTTTATCTCGGGCATCGTGCGCAACGCCAAAGACGCGCAGCGCATGTACAACTACTGGACGAGCCAAGAGGCTGAGATGCTGGCGCTGGCCCCCAAGGCCCCCTTCATCGGCTACGGCGGCCAGTTTGAAGGCTACGAGTACCAGTGGAAGACGGCCAACACTCAGAACTGGCCGTATCTGGAGGTCAACCCAGACGTCACAGACGGCTCTGGCAGCGTTTTGCCGCTGCCCCAGCGTGCAGCCCCGCCGCTACCCCAAACCGGCCTCATTCAGGCCAAAATGGGCGCATCTGAGGACATCAAGTCGACCACCGGGCAGTACGACGCAAGCCTTGGGCAGGTGTCCAACGAGCGCTCTGGCCGGGCAATTCTGGCCCGCGAGCGCCAAGCTGACGTCGGAACGTACCACTACGTCGACAATCTGGCCCGCGCGGTGCGCTACGTCACGCGCCAGCTGGTCGATCTGATCCCGAAAATCTACGACACCCAGCGGATCGCTCGCATCATCGGCATTGATGGCGAGACGAACATGGTCAAGATCGACCCGACGCAGAGCGAGCCGGTCAAAAAGATCATTGATCAGACTGGCATCGTCATCGACAAGATTTACAACCCATCCGTGGGCCGCTACGACGTCGTGGTGACCACTGGCCCGAGCTATCTGACCAAGCGTCAAGAGGCAATGGACGCCATGTCGCAGATTCTGCAGGGCAACCCGAACCTGTGGGCCGTGGCCGGCGACCTGTTCGTCAAGAACATGGACTGGCCGGGCGCCCAAGAGATGGCCGCCCGTCTGCGCAAGACAATTGACCCCAAACTGCTTGCCAACGAAGACGACGATCCAGCTCTGCAGGCTGCCAATCAGCAGATTCAGTCGATGGCGCAGGAGATGCAGCAGATGTTTAACATGCTGCAGAACGTCAACCAGTCGATTGAGGCTCGGGACGTGCAAGTTCGTGAGTTTGAGGCCAAAGTCAAGGCATTTGATGCCGAAACCAAGCGGATTTCGGCCACAATTGCGGGTATGACGCCAGAACAAATCCAAGACATCGTGATGGGCACGCTTGCGGCCGTGCAGGATGTGGGCGATTTGATCCCTCCGCAACAGATGCAAGGGCCTATCATGGCTGAGAGCCCCGGCATGGAGATGGAGATGGGTGAAATGGCCCGTCAGGAAGAGGCCCAGCAGGCCACCCCGATGCCCAACGTCGTGCCACAAGGAGGCGCAGCATGAAAGCCGCAGATTTCGTCGGCATGTTGTTCTTGGCGCGGGATGTAGCCCATTCTGTGCACCTGAACACCCGCAGTTTTTCCAAACACATGGCCCTCAACACGTTCTATGACGAGATTGTGGACTTGGCCGACAAGTTTGCCGAGGCGTATCAGGGGCGGCACGGGCTGATCGGCCCTATCTCTCTGATGAGCGCCAAAAATACATCCAACATCCTCGATTTTCTGCAAGGGCAGATGGCCGAGATTGACGAATGCCGCTACGAAGTGTGTGACAAAACCGACACGCCGCTGCAAAATATCATTGATGAAATCTCTGGCTTGTACCTGAGCACGATCTACAAGCTGAAATTCCTCGCGTAAGGAGCCGACATGGAACTTCTCAGACCCCTCTCCGATGCTGACTATCCCGGTCGCACGGTGGCCTACACCGGCACGGCCGGCAGCACCTCGACTTGGAACCCGGGCCCCGAGGGCGTGGTGGTCTGGTCTACGACCCCCTGCTATGTGGCTGTGGGCGTGGACGTGACGGCAACGACCGCCAGCACCCCGATTCCTGCGTACACCCCGATCCCGTTCTATCTGGAGCCCGGCTCCGGCGCACCGTGGCGGGTGAGCGCAATTCGTGTTGCCGACAGCGGCGACATCTACTGCAAGCCGATCAACATCCGATGAGCTGGGGAATCGGCCTTCGCAACTCAGTGGCAATCGGCCTTGCAGGCATTGCCACGCTTTTTTCGGGCACCCGCGACAGCGGTGCCTCTGTAGGCAATCTTCTCACCGAGTCAGGCGACAACCTCACGCAAGAGGACGGCGGCCTGATCTTGTTGGAGTAACCACATGGCCGTGAACCTCTCACCTGTGGGCGGCGTCGCAGCCCAGTTTTTTACCAACAGCGGCGCTCCTCTGACCGGCGGCAAGATTTTCACCTATCTGGCCGGCACCACCACGCCTGCTACGACCTACACAAACTCGCAGGGCAACGTCCAGTGGACGAACCCGATCGTGCTCAACGCAGCTGGCCGCGTGCCTTCTGGCGGTGAGATTTGGCTGACCGACGGCCTGCTGTACAAGTTCGTGCTCAAAGACGCTGACGACGTCACGATCGCCACTTACGACAACATCAGCGGCATCAACAGCAACTTCGTTGCGTTTGTCAACCAGCAAGAGATCGTCACGGCCACCGCAGGCCAGACGGTGTTCAACCTTGGCATCAGCTACCAGCCGGGCACCAACAGCCTGTCGGTGTTTGTGGACGGCGTAAACCAGTACGGCCCCGGCGCTCAGTACGCCTACACCGAGACTGACAGCGACACGGTGACGTTTACCAGCGGCCTGCACGTTGGCGCTGAGGTCAAGTTCACCACCACGCAGCAGCAAAGCGCGGGCGCTGTTTCGGCGGCCCAAGTGTCGTTCACTGGGTTCAAAGGACAAGTCGGCACGGTTCAAGACCTAGCCGATAATGACGGCTCTAACTGGAGTGGCTTTCAACCTGCAGGCACGGGTGCAGTCGCTCGGTCAGCGCAGGAAAAAATGCGTGATGTGTTCAGCGTGTTGGACTTTGGCGCTGACCCGACCGGCGTGACTGACAGCACCACGGCAATCAATAACGCGCTGGCGGCAATCTACACTAGCGGCACGAAGGGCGCCAAACTTGTCTTTCCGCAAGGCACCTATTTGTGCAAAGTCAACATTAACGGCCTCACCAATAACTCAATGGGTGAAAATGGCCTGTGCATTTCGGGTTACGGGGCCATTCTCAAAGGTAAGCCTACTGAATCGTCTGTGATTTGCGTCAGCGG